TCAACCTTGATATTCGTCCCATTGATGAGTGCTTGTGGGCTGTTACCAGTTTGAACTGCAACAACAACTCCAACGTGAGTAGTTCCCAGGCTTATTCCACTGGGACTGGAACTCCTGTGACTGCCGTTATCGCGTATAACCAGTCTCTTGTTGCTGCCTCGTTGTACGTTGATTACGTGTTTTTGGACACTGATGAGCGCAGACGTTTCGCCCAGAACCCCCACGAGTATTTGATTACCCAGCTTCAATTCACTGGTGATGAGTCTGTTGGTTCTTCCTCCAATAAGATCAAGCTCAACTTTAACCACCCTGTGAAGGAGTTGATTTGGGTTGTCCAGCCCGATCAGAACGTTGATTACTGCTCATCCCTCTTGTGCGACTCCGTTCTCTTCAAGGTCCTCGGCGCCCAGCCCTTCAACTATACCGATGCCATTGATGCTCTTCCCAACGCCATCCATGCCTTCGGTGGTCCTCAGGAGCTTGCAGGCCAGTACGCTTACATCAACGGCCAAGGTGTCTTCAACGATGCCGGTGCCCTCAGTGAGCAGCAACCCGAGTCATACCTCACCAGTTACTGGGACGGTCCTTCCAACCCTTATTCTGGTCCTCAATTCGGCGGGCAGAACCCTCTTGCCAGTCCCACGATTACTGACTCCTCCAACCCTTACAACGCCTATTACTTGCAGCTCCAGCAGCAAGCGGCTGCCTCTGGAGTTCCTTTGAGTGGCCTTGTTGGTCCCTCCAACTTCAACGGTGGCTCCACTGTTTCTGATGCCGGAACTTTCGTGCTCTCTGAGACCTCTTTGGACATGCACTGCTGGGGACAGAACCCTGTTGTTGTTGCCAAGCTCCAGCTTAACGGCCAAGACCGCTTCTCGGAGCGCGAAGGGTCCTACTTCTCTTGGGTTCAACCTTACCAATCGCACACCCGTTGCCCCGACGAGGGAATCAACGTGTATTCTTTTGCGTTGAGGCCCGAAGAACATCAACCAAGCGGCACGTGCAATTTTTCCAGAATTGATAACGCCACCTTACAGCTTGTGCTCTCCAACGCCACCGTTGAGGGAACCAAAACTGCCAAGGTCCGTGTTTATGCAACAAATTATAACGTACTTCGTATTATGAGTGGGATTCGAACAGATTGTATATCGACAAATATACTCGCCTGTCCCAAACAGTTGGCTGCCATACTAGATATTTGCTTATTAGTGTGGATAAACAGTGTAAAGCAAATATGTGAATTTATACAATTCGCATCATATAACCAGCTAGTCTCTTTCTGACTATTTAGTCGGATGGAGGCAACATTTCTAAATTGCAGGAACATCCTGAGAGCCTTTTCTACTACTTTGTTGTGTGAAAATACAGCAAATACCCGGGGTAATGACCTAGGGCACAGTGATAACGAAAAGGATTGGACAATCTGCAGCCAAGCTTCTAAGTGCGACAATGCAAGCATAAGAAGAAGGTTCAGAGACTATAATGGAATGGGTCTGAGAAAGTTAGCAACTTTCAATGATGACTTAAGGAATAGTCCAGCTTATTAGTGAAAGCTAGTAAGAATGCTTAACCTGGGGCGGGTTGGCATATTCTAATTAAAGTGTAACATAATTAACATTACTATAATTAGAACTCAATGATATTCATATTATAAAAAATATAATATGAAATGCATAAATAATAGAAAAATTGAACCAATTAAATAAAATGGTATATGATTTAGAAAAATATATATATCCAATAAAAACAACTTAAAAAGAAAAGAGTATATGCTACTATATACAATGAACGGCGCATCATTGAGTTTTGAGCAAGATAATCAAGAAAAATTAAACAAATATAAGAAATCACCACCGCATCCATCATACATTGCTGGATTTATAGACGGAGATGGGTGTATTTTTATAAGAAAAATTATTGATGGTTATCAATCTGGTTTTGTATTAACTCAATGTAGAACAAATATATTACAAATAATCCGGTATCATTTTGGAGGAAGTATAACATCATCTGTAAATAGAAATAATAAAATTATAAATATAATGGATAACAATAATGATTATTATCATAAATATAATATTAGAAATCAATACAATTTAACTATCAGAAGTAACGAATACCAAGTATTATTGCAATATTTATATAATTCTTTTATTATAAAACAACAACAATTTGAATGTTTATATAATTTCAACAAATTAACGAATCTATCAAATAAAGTAGAAGAAAAGGAAGAATTATATTCTATATGTGTAAATTGTAATAAAACCTGCGAAATAGATATCAATAATTTATTAAGATTAAATATTGAATATATTTCCGGATTATTTGATGCCGAAGGATGCATTTTTATAGATAAAAAACTGACAGATGTTTGTATATCTATTGCGCAAAAAAATCATCCACTAATTTTATATGAAATACAAAAATATGTTGGAATTGGAGCAGTGTATCAATATAAATATGAAATTTTTAAAAAGTCAGATTGTTTAAAATTTATTCAATTGATAAAACCATTTACAATTGTAAAATTAAATCAAATTTTAGCATTTGAAACCTTTTTGCAAACAGATGATATAATTGTAAAAGAACAGATGTATCGTATTTGCAATGAAGAAAAACATAAAATAGAAAATTTTAGTGAATTGAATCACAATGAAAACGGAAAAGATGGCTATCAAAAAATGATACAATTAAAAGAATTAAAAAAAAAAGTATGCGAACAAATTTTAATGAAAGAAGTGTATAAACAAAAATCTGAAAATATGATGGGTGAAAATAATCATAATTTTGGGAAAAAATTTTCAGAAGAACATAAAAAGAAAATGTCTGATTCTATTCGTGATGCAAAAAATGGTGTTTCTGATGATATTATTATAAAAGTTAGACAAATGATTCAGGAAGGATATAAAAATATAGAAATACAAAAATTATTGGAATTACCAAGACATACATTAACAAGAATTAAGACTGGCATTATTGTTTGTAGAAATGAAGAAAAACAAGAACGTCATACATCAAAAAAAGAAGATATAAATATTTCAAAACGAAAAATTCAACCAGATGAAATAATATTTGTTATTTTGAAATATATTGAAAACTGGAAACCAATGCAAATATTAGATTATTTACATGAAGAAAGAATTAAAAAAAATATACCAAATACTATTACAATTGATATTATAAAAAATATAAAAAGAAATATAAAAAATAACAAAAATGTACTTTATGATTGTGAGGTCACCCCTGAAAAATATAATTATTATATTAAACTAATAAATAAATACAAAGAAATAATATAATCTATATATTATGAACAACAATATCAATAAAGAAGAACATAATATTAAAAAACAAGAACGTCGCGAGAAGAAAAAAACAGATAAGCGTAAGGCAACTGCATATGAAGTTCTTTTTATTTTTGAGAAGATTTTAGAAGGATGGAAAACAATTAAGATTTATAATACGTTAATTCAACAGAATTCATCATCCGACATTGATAAAAAATGGGTAGAAAAAATAGCCACCGGGAATTGTAAATTATATGAATCCGAATTATCAAAAGAACAATTCACTGATTATTTAGGTATGAGGGAAAAAGTTTATTTATATCACTTAAATAATAAAAACAAAATATGAAAAACAATTGCATTTTTATAAAGTTTTGCTCACCCGTCTGGGTGAGCAAAAATATTAAGGTTTGCTTCTGAATCAAACTTCAAATTTATATAATTGAATAATCATATAATTTAGATCAGTGCGCATTATAAATGAAAAAATTAAAGAAAAATATGAACTCCTTCAGCTATCGCCTATGGAGTTCAGTCGCTCACCGGCACCTTCGGCTTCGGATCGCTCCAAAGGTGAAAGTATATTTAATAATTAAATGAAACATTGCGTTTTAATTATTAAAGCAAAAAACAATATAGATTATAAAAAGTTGCTTTCCCGGACGGGAAAGCAACGATTGTGTTTTTTGCTCACGAAGACGGGAGAGCAAAAAAATACAACTAATCTATATTATAAAAAGTTGCTTTTGTTACAACAAAAGCATTAAATAAAAATGTACTGTATAATAATTATTATTTTAGACCTGTTTGAAGTAAATTAAAATGCTACAAATAAATATCAAATAATTCGCGCACCATTTTATCGCGAATTATTTTTGCGAGATAGTAAAATAATTGCATATTAGGTATAATGGTAACATTTGACTCAATATTGTCTATGTATATCTGAAAAGGGCGTCCATAGTATGGACACCCTTGGAAGGCAACAATCATTAACATTTTTTAACCGAAAAATGATTATAAAAAATATTATTTTAGAAAAACACATAGACAATGCTAAGAATAAAATAATTCAGATTAAAAAATAAAGTTTATTCAATAGACGCCTCTATTTCCAATAGGCGATTGAATTTTGCCACGCGTTCCCCCCGACATGGACTCCCTATTTTCAAATACTTTGCGCCAATACCAATCGCTAGATCTACAATAAAAGCATGATTTGTTTCACCAGAACGATGCGACACGATTACATTTTTACCAGCATCCAACATCATTTTCGCACCTTCCACCGCCTCTGTAATGGTTCCAATCTGATTCACTTTTAGCAATAAAGAATTCGCCCATTTTTCTTCCAACCCTTTTTTAATTAGCGCCGGATTTGTGGTGAATAAATCGTCCCCCACAATCATTATTTTATCGCCGTACAATGCAGTAAATTTTTGCCATCCAGAATAATCCGATTCATGAAACCCATCTTCAATACTACGTAACGCAGGATGGTCCTTTATTAATTTTCCATAGTATTCAATCAATTGGTCGCTGGTTAATGCAAGCCCACGCTCTACTTCATATTTTTTCGTTTCTTCATTATAAAATTCGCTGGCGGCACAATCTAACGCAATAAACACATCTTCATTCACTATATAATTGGCCGTTTTAATCGCGGCTTCAATAATACTTAGGGCCTCCTGCGCCGTGTAAATCGGAGGACAAAATCCACCTTCGTCGCCAATACTTTTCGCAGATAACCCATAATTATTTACCAGTAATTTTTGAAGATGCTGATATACCTCACAAATAATTTGAATCTTTTTAAATGTGGGTATTTCATGTTTCGTAAAAATCATAAATTCTTGAATCTTTAATTCACCCGTTACGCTATGTTTTCCACCATTAATAATATTGACGAATGGGGTGGGCATATATTTTAAATTCGGAGAACCAAATTGATAATGCTTCGCAATGTATTCATATATTTCCATATCAGATAATCTTGCAGCAACATCGGCCATGCAAAAGCTGATAGCCGTCGTCGTATTTCCGCCAATATCGGATTTATTTTTTGTCCGGTCAATTGATAACAATTGGTTATCACAATGGGTCAAATTAGTCGCCGTATTATGATTCAAAATTAATTTATCGTTTAATTTATACGCATTCAAAACGGCCATATAAACTGATTTTCCTAGAAATAATTTCGGGTCACCGTCTCGCAATTCCAACACTTCATTTGAACCGCACGATGCGCCGCTCGGACTAGAACCTTTTCCAACACATATATTATAAACAACATCCATACATTTCACTTCTAATGTCGGATAGCCACGACTGTCAATAATTTGATATGGTATCAGTTTGAAGGCATTTTCATATCTAAATAATTTTGTTTCTATATTGATAACAATCGGAACCCCGGTTGAAATTTCAAATGTTTCTATGGAGCGTTCGTCTTTCAGGCCCAAATGAACAAACAATGCGCGCAAACTGTTTCCGTGTGCCACTACTAATACTTTTTTTTTGTCTTTCAATAAAGGTAAAATGTTCGCATCAAAATACGGACCTACTCTGTTGCGCACATCATGTAAGTTTTCACCGCCTGGGGGAGGAACATTATATGAGCGTCGCCATATTGTAATTTGTTCTTCACCGTATTCAGCAGTTAATTGTTGTTTGTTTTTTCCTGTTAATTCGCCGTATTTGCGTTCATTTAATTCGTCCGTCTGTTGTATTATTTTAGTTTTACACTTTGATTCTGGAGTATGAATAATATTATCTGCTGTTATAAATGCTCTTGATAACGTACTTGAAAATACTGCATCAAAATCATAGTTTTTCAATATTTTGCCAACACGTTCTGCCTCCAAATAGCCGTCTTCACTTAAATTTGGGTCAGCATTCCCTGTAAAGCGGTTTTGTTTGTTCCATGTAGATTCACCATGTCTTACAACTACCAACGTCATTTTTATATAATATAATAATATTACTTTTAAGCATCTACGCAACTCCTTCGGCTATCGCCTACAGAGTTCAGTCGCTCACCGGCGCCTTTTGCTACGCTTAAGGCTTCGGCTCGCTCCAAAGTATTTTTATATTTATTTAAAAATTGAAGCCGCCTAGATATAGAATAATTATAGTACCTTTAATACATATAATCAAATAAAAAGTAAAAAATAATAAACTTATAAACTTATAAACTAATAAAAATGGTATCCTATTTGGAATTTCAATTCAAAATTGTATTCACTGGAATCGTGCGAACATATAGATTTCGTAAAAATACGACTCTTTCAGAATTTATTGATGAAATTAAAAATCATATTCTACATGATGATGTAATCCGTGGTTTGGGAATAGAAAATTTTGAACTCGTTCCGTTATATAATTCATCTCCAAATTATTCGGCCGAAGAGGCTCCTGCATTACCGATAACCGATACACCTATACATATTATTTATAACAGTCACCGCTTCTTCTACATTCGTCCAATTGTTAATCAAGCGATTGTAGAACAGATTAATTCTGTTATAGAACCGCCGGACCAATTCTGTATTATTTGTACAACGAATAATCGCGAAATTGCATTTGCGCCATGTGGGCATTTCTGTATATGTCGCGTTTGTAATAGTAACCCATTAGTAACAAGATGTCCGATTTGTCGCCACCCGGATTCTGTATCCCTTGAAATATTTCATCCATAAAAAAATAATACTAATCAAAAGATAGCAAATTATTCACCATTTTGCTATTATTATTATTATTTGTAAGTTGTTGTGTTAAATAATCAATTGTCATGATTTTATTTTGTAATTCTTTGTCTAATTTTGCTATAACCATTTTTTGATTTTGTAATGTGGTTTTTAAATTTTCATTTTCTATATAATAATTTGCTTTATTTAAATTCAAATTACACAACCATTTCTGATGAGTTTTTGTTTTGATATGTGCTGAAAATACACTAGTTGAATCGTATGATTTATCTTTTCTACTTCCGCAAGGACACCGAATTCCTTGTTTGGTAATGTTAAATGATGGTATTTTGTCTATATAATTACCCAAATTATCAATACTCGGCATGTATATATCAGGTTCTGTTGCTAATTCCATTATATGGTTATAATAAAAAAATTTTAGGTTGTTTTATATTATAATCTATCTTCGCTCCAAACTCATTCGGCTATCGCCTATGGAGTTCATTCGCTCACCGTCGCCTACGGGTTCGTCTCGCACCAAATATTTTATTAGTTAATTAGAATTAAATAATCGGTTCATATTTAATACCTCCGGTTTATCCGCCTCGTGACAAAACAATTTTTTAATGTGTGCATCATCGCGAAATCGGATGGTATAATCCTGTTGAATATTATTGCGACCGATGCGGCCGAGTGCTTGAATAATTTTTTCCTGTGTCAAAATTAAATCTTTACTCAAGTACCCATGACAAAATTGATAATTGGTGCCATAAATATAATCACTAGATGCAATTATCATATACAACTTTTGCTGTTCCGCCAATTTTTTCATTATCTCCGTATAAGTAATACTTTCGTGCTTGCAAAAGACGCCAATGCCCATCAATAACAAGACCTTCCAACTATCAGGAACATCAGCCAACATCATG